TGACGGGGGCTAAGTACAGCTACGCGGCCTTCTTTAGGGGCTGAACGTTCATCTAATACAGCCGCTGCTTCAAAGAAACCGTCGACTAAAGATTGTGCATTGTACTCGTTATTTGCACCCAATGCAACAGTAAATCCACCGGGCTCACCTGTAACAGGAGCAGCGGCTACTGCTGCACGATCGAGCACACGGAAGATGCGACGATCATAATGTTCGGCCAAACTTTGCCCGATTTGACGAGCGATTGGACCGCGAATATCGTAGTGAGCAAGTACGCTATCAAGTTCGTAAACGAACGCTTGAGATACAAGTAGTTGGTCTACAGTGATGGTGGTTTCTGCTTGCTTAGGAGCACCATCTGTACCACTTCCATTACCGAGTAGTGGGGTTCCAGGAGTATGGAAACCCGCCGTCATGGTTCCGGTATGGATGAATTGGGCCTCTTTGCCGTTAGTCAGAGTACGGCTCTGAACAAGAGGCTTGGCGATTAGGGCTGTACGGAAGGATTCATACACTTCTCCAGTAAACAGCTTGAGTAGCAAGGCACGCGAATCGCTGCCTCCATTTGACGCGCCTGGACGCGTAAGATTCATGTTTGCCATGTTTATTTAAAAGTTAAAAAGTTGAATATGTGCTATGAAGATCTTCAATCAAAAAAAGTATTCAGTTGTCGAGTAATTACACCGAATGGGGTATCTCTTTCAAGGCCCAGATATATCGGGCTGGTTTTTTACAAGGTCCGAAGCTTCCTTAATAAGGTGAGGGGGGAATCGAACCCCCCCAAACTCAGCCAGAGCACCCTTTCGTAACCGACGCCTTTTCCGAGACGATTACATGAGATCCCCAGATCGCGCGAGTTTGTCTTGAACGTCGAGTCTGTATGCGGGATCGTCGCGGTAACGAGAGTCAGAGATAGCCCGAGCCAATTCGGCTTGACTACGGAAACCGGGTTCAGGACGTGGAGCCCTTACACCAGAAACCTGCTTACCCTCGTAACCATTGGACTCGACGTATTTCGATCTAAGTCCCTGTACTGCCCAATATATGGCGTCAGGGTTCCCACTGGAAACCACAGCGTCATAAGCCGCAATCTCATCAGGAGCTAAGGCCTCACTGGCCCAGCTGACCATTGTTTCGTATTGGTCATTCCCACCAACAGAGCCCATGATGCGGTCCACATCCTCTTGAGGGATGGCACCTGCGGGCTCTTCTGGTTTAGAGCTATTGACATATTCCACCCAATTCTGAATCAGATCTTTGCTGTCCAGTTGGGAGAGCTTCTCTAGGGTTTCCTCAGATAGCTTGCCACCCTCCTCATACTCCTGAGAAGCGGCCTCAAGCGTCTGATAGGTCTCTGTTGGCTCCTGATCGGTTTCGGTCTCTTCAGAGTCTTCCTGCTGCTCTTCAGCAACAGGCTCCGCTTCAGATTCCTCGGTGCGTTCCCCAAGCTTTTTCTGAAGTTCCAAGTAAGCCTTTTCAAGCTCCTCAGCAGATTTGTATTTACCGGCATAGTTGGCCTCTGTATCAAGAGCCTTTTGATCTGAATCAAACTTTTCTTGAGCAGCTGCCTCCTGTTTGGCAATTACTTCTTCGCCAATTTGCAACGCTCGCTTTTCAGCTTCTACACGCGCTGCTTCAGCGGTTTCATCTTGGGGATTAAATGTAGTAGTGGTCATCAGTGGACAGTGATTTTAACGGTGTTGAGATTTGCAGCGGTGACACGACCCGCATTGGGTTGGCCAACACGAGATGCACCAATACTTGGTCGAATCTTTTGAGTAGGTGCGTATTTGTTTTGAGGCTTAGATGCCTGCTTCGGGGTTTCCTTCCTCGACGGGGATTGCTTCTTCTGCTCCGCCATTCATTTGCTCCATAAGTGCTGGGTTTTTGTCTGGGTCAGCCAGGGGTGACTTAGCGAGTTGGCCTGCTTGCTGCAGAAGTGCCTGCTGCTGAGCTTCCTGCTGTGCTTGCTGTTGCTCCTGCTGTTTCTGCTCAGGAGTCTTCACAAGACCCAAGTAATCAATTCCTGCTGATGCTGCGAGGCGTTTAATCGCTTCATCAGGATTCAAGTTTGCAAGCATTGCCTCAGGCCCAAGGGTCTGTGACAGGGTTTGCATAAACATCATCAATGCTTCACGATCTTGGCCGCGACCCACGCCTTCAAGACCAGCAACAACTGTCGGGAAGACAGCTGGCTTGCCATTGATCTTGGGGAGCTGTGGCAGCATCCGTTGACGTTGAAGAACTAACAGCTTTCTATTAATAAAAGGTTCAAGCAGTTCTGTAGTAAGAGAGGCGTAGATTCCTCCCAACATCTCATCCAGAGCCTGTTGAGTAAATCTGATCTCTTCAGCGGTTGTGCGCTCAGAATCTCTAGGCGTAAATACAAGGAAAGCTTCACTTAGACGTTGGGTCAAAGTTTGAACCATGTCATAAGCTGTTTTAAAATCTCCCTGCTTACCAACACTCACCACACCAATATCATCTGGTCGGCCTTGGATAATAGCTCCATTACCAGCCTGCGCTAATTGATTAGGTTTAGTGGTAGCACTAGGTGATACTGTGAAAACAACTTTTGCACTCGCTGCTGCACCTTCGACTAGGCTCTGCATAAGAGCATCTAGGCTTTGAAGATCAGCACGATATTCAGAAATTCTGCTGCGACCGTAGTCTTCTCCATCGACAACATTAAACCTCAGACTAAGCCAAGGGTTTGCTGTTTTGGGTGCTGAGGACTGAGAGCCTTCAAGGATCTGTCCATCAACTTCCTGATACCATTTCCATTGACCGTCTATAAGTTTGACACAGGTATAGACAGCAACTTCATTGCTACTGGGATCAATCTTTAGGTCAGAGGGTATACCTCCACCAGGCTCACCTACATGATTTGCAGGTTGTATGCCATTACTCTTAGGCTCATAATCAGGCATTGTGTCGGCATCTACAGCCTCCACAGTGATGATCTTGGTAACTTGGCCATCGCCATCCCTACGGATAACAAAGCGATCCAGAGGGTAAAGCTTTAGACCTTTCTTACCCATAAAGACTAAGACGTTGCCAGAAACAACTAGGTGTTTCATAGCTTGGTGAAGAAGGACGCGATCAGCCTTTTCGGCCACGTCCTGCATCACAACACGTTCCATCTTTGACAGGACAAGATCAATTTCTGATCTAGCTTGTGCATCAATATTTGGATCTTGTGAGAGTGCCCCGTCAGCAATTTGTAACTTAAAAAATTTTGCATTGACAGGGAACAAACTCAACATTAAGCGCGAAGCCATAACGTTAACGCCTTTTGCTCCGACTGATTGCCAAGGTGTATGTAATTTGTTCCCACCTGAGTGGCCGCTAGGCGGCATCAGATACGGGACACTTAACTTGGCACATTCTCTTGCGTCGTCCAGGAACTGAGTCCTGTTAGCTGACAGCCTGGCGTATTCGGCTGCTACTGTTTTTTCCATTAATTAATACTTCTTGATTTGTGCAATATTTAGGCCATTGCCTGAACCAGCTGCAGCAGAACTACCAATACCTAGATTTTTAATGCCAAGGGAAGTCAATGGGTTAGTCAACTGCTTAGTCCCAAGACGTGCTTTTTTCTTGGACTTTTGCATTTGTTTATTTTTTTGCACAGTACCCGTGTCAACTGCTTCCATTGAGCGTCCACGGTTACGAGCTTTTTCTGCATCAAGTTTGGCCGCTGCTTCTGCCTCTTGTTGAGCTTTAAGTTGAGCAGCTAGTTGTGCCTCTTGCGCTTTACGCTGTGCAGCCATCTGTTGTGCTTGTTCAGCAGCCCTTGCATCAGCAGCAGCCTGCTGTTGTTGATAACGTCGATCAGCATCTGCGCGAGTAATACGGAATTGCTCAGCTTGCCTAGCAGCAGCTGTAGCAGCATCTGCACGTTGTTGAGCTAGTTGTTGATCGAATCTTTTTTGTTGCTCACGTTGAGCCTTTTCTTGACGTTCACGCTCTTTTCTTTTTTCTTTTTTTGAAGGCCCACCGCCTCCACTACCACCACACATAGTCTTACTCCTTAAGTTTTGTCGAGTTTTGCTTTTAAAAGGCGAACAACAGAGAGCTGACCAGCTTTATAGGCAAGCTCTCTTGGATCTGTTAGATAATCAGGGTAGACATCAGGAAACAGTGAATCCAGTTCAGCCACGACGCCCTGAAGGGTCCCTGATGAAAGGGACGCCAGGCCGAGATCTTCGGTGATAATCATTACTTTGGTTTTGATTCAGCAAAAAGACATTTATCAGAATCACAGGCTGCGGGACCTTGACCATCTCCAAGCTGGGATCCAAAAGATTCCATAGCAAGAGAGAAGTCACTGGTAATACGGCGAGACACTACTTCCGATTGCATCTCATCAAACTGTGCTTTTGTAATGGGTTCAAACGGCAGACGTGGGAATGTTTCGTTTGCGTCAAAACGAGCCAACAATGCTGCAGAGATATAACCACCGTCTGTAGTAATAGATTCGTGAATCAATTTAGACAGAGATTCAATCTCATTCTCACGAAACTCCAGCGTTGCTGAAGTGTTATGAGTGGTGTAATAGGTCTGAACTTGCATATAAAATTTGTATTGAGCTTCAACACTGAAAGCATTGATGTCAATAGCGTCACATCCAGGCATATTTGCCCAGGATGTTTCGGTAGGAATTTCGACCAACCATTCAGTACATCGTGGATCACGAGGATCCTCTAGTAATGCTCCGGTTTCATCTCGATCAGATTGAGAAGGAATAATCTTGTAACCATAAGCTTCACAAGCCAAAGCAACAGGATCGTTTTTCCCAAAGGTAATACGACGGATAAACCGAGCAGCTTTTGGGGGATGCCAGCCAGGAGAAGCACCTGTCAATAAAGACTTAGTACCCGCCGGCTGAACAGTTGTCGTTCTGTTAGGAACTCGAAGACTATGTTTACGACAATAGTCCTCAACAGTTTCCTCAACAATATCCTTCCAATAACTAAGGAATTCCTGCTCTTGAGAAGAAAAGATAATTCCAATAGGAGTGTCAGGACGGCCAAGTTCCCACCATTTTAACCACTCATTACCAAAAGCCATTACAAAGAAATCGAATAGACCTGTAAAGCTGACGCCAACAATTGGATCAACTCTTCGGCTATACCGATAACGCTCCACTACAAAATCATGATGGAGAAGCGAGGCAGCTGCAATTCCTGCCGCACGAAAAGCCCGCTTTTGTGCCTCATGATCATTAGGATCTAAAGTGTTGAGATGTACTTCAGAAAGATTGCAATGAAAGTCTTTACCAAGAATTTCACCACAGGGGTTTAGCCCATATCGACCCATACGGTGGTCGAGTTCTTGCTTACTAATCAGTGTGTCTAGCTTCCAAAGATAGTTACGAGCCAAAGACTCATCCTGTTCGTAAGCTTTAAGAAATTCTTTTTTGCGATTAGCAGTATCCAGAAGATCAGTATTAGAACGAGCAATAGCTTCTGGTGCGTATTGAATGGCACCTTCACCACTCCAGAATTGCTTACGCACAGAGTCTTCTACATCCTTATATGTAGGTTTGTGATGAAAGACTCTGGTGTGATTAGCCATACGCAAAGCATCCCTTTCAGGATCAATGCGCCATTTCCCGTCCTCACCCTGTTGCCAGAGATTGTCCTTTGCTACAGCTGCTAGTTCATCATTGCTAATGAACTGACGCATCCCAGCACTACGCCGGACATTTCCAGCGACAACGGCAAGGGATGATTCGTCAAGCAATAGGCAGCATTCGACAGAGGTAAGTTTACGCCCGTATGCTTTTTGGAGAATCTCTCCTGCACGGCGGTAAAAATGGGCGAGTTTAACGGGATTAGAAACACCACCAAATCCTTGAATTGGAGTATTGGCGGGGCGAACATGTGAAAGATCAATAACAACTTTGCTAATGTCTTCTTTCCCAGTTGCAATTCTAAGAAGAAGTAGGAAGGCGTTTACCCAACCTTCCCTAGAGTCGCCAACAATAATTGTCGCGCATTTCTCCTCGTTAATGTGCAGCCCTGTGTTCTCATTACGCGCCCCTTTAAATTCACCTATGTTGTCCAAGACCTCAAACTCAAAGCTACAACTAACTTTTGGGAGTTTAGAAATACAGCGCGGCTCAATAATAGCCCCGGTTCCAGAGCCCATCATCAGCAAAGCCATCTGCAAAGAAAATGACTCAAGATCATTCAGATCTGTAGAAGTGCAGTTATAAGCGCCAGAAAAGTTTTGAGGTTGTTGAATCCATTTTGTGCCACCTACCCACAACCAACGTCCAGAGGGTAATGAGTGCAGCTGCTCCATTTGTTGTTGGACAAGTGCAGACTCATCAGTGGTAAGCCGTCCTACTTGATTAAGACCGTCTACACAACGGGAAACAACATCACCCCAATGTTCTTTTTGATCACCTTTACGGCGACTGTAGGTACGATAGAAAACAGGATTAGCTGAGGGTGCATTAACAGGAAAGTTACTTTTGGTCATTGAAAAGCTGCTTGTGAAATAGTGGGGAATTGGTCATACATAAGTTGTTTAATATTATTAGCTATTGTTCTATGCTCTAGTTGAGTTGAGGGATCACATCGAAGATCGCAATAATGAATCCAAGACCTAATATTGCCGTGCATATAAAGAACAGAAGGCGAAGCAAGAGGAAGAATATTTCTTGCACATTCTTTAGCGACACCAGCTTCTAACATATAGTTATAAAGACTAGAAGCTTGCTGAAATAGAACCAGGGTTTTAAGTTGTATTTCTTGCAGAAAGAACTCATTGAGATCATCGTGGGAATTCTGCCTGTTCTTATGATCTTGCCGACGAAAAGCAGGCACTTCAGGGGTGTCGGGAACAACCGCATATCTTTGCGAGTATTCCTGAAACGAGAAAGATCTATGCCTAAGCAACTGCGGGCTTATTGCCCTAGTACACTCAATGCGTACACACATAGAGGCCATTTCAAAAGGCGACCAATGTTTGTGCTTAATTAAGTATTTAAGAAGCTTAGTGCCGTCTAACTTTGCTGCTTGATTAGCAGGGTTAGAAACACGAGCCATATCAACAATTAGATCTTCTGCATTTTGGGTGCAATGGACTAGCGATACCTTGCTCATACCAAATCTTCTAATGATGGTGGTTGATAGTTTTTAGATTTGAGAACCTTTCCTTCTGCATCTTTGACAGGGTGTCTATTTTCGAGCTTGCTCATATTGCTTGCGTGAACACGATCTAGAGCCACATCTAAATCCCAGCCAAAGGCCGCAGCTAATTGGTAACAGACATAGCCAACATCAGCTAATTCTTTAAGACAATCAGCTCGCAGTTTTGCTTCGCCCATACTGAAGGCCATCAGGCGCGTAGCCTCCATTAGCTCTTCAGTTTCTTCAGCGATCAAACGTGTTTGCAAGGCTAGGGTCTTTTGACTCATAGTCGAAATAGGCTGCGTCATACAGGTCCTGAATTCGATCGCTTGTTGTGTGTGGTTCATTTTCTATGATTTGAATTAGCTTGTTTAAGTAAACGCTCGCCTTGCGAAGATCGTCTAGCTCTGATTCACCAGGCTTTGACCCAGCACGAATGAGATACTTGAGAACATTGCCTTTGAAATAACAGAGGTCGTTTTGATGGATGTAATCCCAAACCTCGATACCCTTAGTTTTGTAGTGTTGCGGATTTTGTTTGGTCATCGAAAGCGTTGCCTAAAAAAGAACCATTTGAATCGAAGTTTCCAGAAAAACATAATTGTGTTAATCCATTGAAGCTTCATCTGGAGATATAAATAAGAAGGGATATTTTTATCGACAATGCCGATAGCTAAAACAATTACACAGAAATATAAAACGTAGTTATTCATCAGGTGTAAATAGAATGGGTTTACGAGCCTTGGCATCCCAGTCCTTAGAACTAAGAATGGTTGCTAAGCGGATATTAGTAATGACCTCTTGGTCAGTTAGACCAGCTTCGATGTAAGCAGCTTTGACGGCTTTGTAATAGTTACCGTCTTTTACTTTACTAAGAATAGCTTCTGCTTTTTTAGGGCCGCATCCGATAAGCCCTTTGTAGCCATCGGTGGCATCGCCGGTTAAAGCTTGCATCCACCGCTTAATAGTGGCAGCTTCCTGAGTTTGAGTGAACTCTTCCTTGCCGTTCCAAATCCTGCAAGCAAACTGCTGAAGGTCTTTGTCAGGACTACATAAGACAAAGTTAGAGTGACGGCCAGAAGTAGCTGCAATACCTAAGGTGTCGTCAGCTTCAAGGCCTTCTATCTCAACAAAGTTGTAGTTTTGCTTTGTCCAGTTTTTTAGCTTGGAGTAACCACAAGGCTTACGCTTAGTCCTATTACCTTTGTAAGAAGGACACACTTCCTTTCTGAAGTTAGTAGTGCTAGTAAAATGTAACTCTACATAAGTAGTATCGAACCGAGTCATCAGATCGTCTAGGAACTGCTTGACCATTCGTTTACCTTTTTTGAAGTCACCAATAATCACCGTTGTGTCAGGGTCATACTCCAATTCTTCTTCAGCAATAGTTGCTGATTTATAGCAAATGGGATCGGCATCAATGAGAAGTGTAGGTTGTAGTAGCATTAGTTAAATACTTCCAAGCTTTGTAGATAATGTTTGGGTTGTCATCAAATTTCCCCATTCCAAGGTTGCAGTCATTGCAGATGTAACCTCGAAATGTATTGGATGTGTGACTGTGGTCTAAAACCCATTTGACCGTGTGCTTACCGCAGACAGGGCACGGACCAGGGGCAGGTTTTGGGTAAGTTTTTTTGAGTCGATTGCGTAGGCTTGCCATCTCGGATTCACAAGATTTACAAGTGTTACGCCTACCCGAACTACCAACAACTGAGAACAGACTGAACTCAGCAATAGCTTTTACTTCACCGCATTTCCTACATTGTTTAGTGAGTGTCTCCCCAGTTACTTCCTGTCTGCACATCGCAGTCAAGGGGAACTCTAAATTTAGTTGTATGCTCGACATCTTTCATAGCCATCATTATTAATGAGGTCGCCATAGGTACGTCGTTTTGATCAACGCTTATCTGCATCTCGTCGTGTACGAATGCTAAAGGCCAGTAATCAATCTCAGCTTCTGTAAGTAACTCATTCGAGCGAACAAGCCAAGCCTTACAAATGCAGGCTCCCGCCCCCTGCAAAAGGGTGTTTAGTGCCGCAAAAGGTTTACGAACTTTGAGGGGGCGACCATCCAGCCCTCGTAAATACCCTGATTCAGCCTTCTTCTGCACAGCATCAACTAAGTCTTTAAAACCATCGATGCCTGTAAGAAGTTTCTCTTTTAATTCAGCACCACGTTTGGCTGCATCTTGTTTGGATGCACCAGCAACTAACCCTAATTTGAGTGAGCCGCTTCCATATAGAAGCGCATAGGTGATACTCTTCTGGACCTTCCTAGAAACCCCCGATATATCCGCCATACGCTGGTGGATGTCACCTTCGACAACTTCTTTGCCAAAGTCTGTATTACCAAACCCTGCCAAGAAATGCGATAAGCACCTTAACTCCAGCGATGAAGCATCGGCTCCTAATTGAACACGATGTGGCCCAGGATAAAACAATTCACGGTACTCATGACCAGAATTAACTTGAGCAATGTTTGGACGAACATGACAATTTCTACCGGTTACAGTATTTAAAAAGCAGGAATGATGGATGCGTCCGTCTTGCTCCACAAGCTTCAACCAGGCGTTGTTCCCTTCACTGACTTGGCCTAAGCCTTTTTGCAATTCAAGGATCCGAGCAAACTTAAGCGCCTCTTCGGTGCCGATGCCCTTCAAGACCGTTTCATCGATCTTGGCTTTACCTGTTTCAGTTTTCTCTAGAGGCGTCCATCCACGCATCGTGGTGAACATGTATGCGATGTGTTCCCGACTGGTGGGATTGAAATCCTTCACCCTTGTCATTGGAGCATTAGCCACATAACCCAGCGTTTTGTTATCACGCTTAGGAGTGAACTCAATACCAGGCACAAAGCAGATCTTGGATCGCATCTCCTGATCTAAGGCCTCAAGCTCTAGCCGTAACTTGCTTTCAAGCTGCTGAGCTTTCTTGACATCAAAAGGAAAACCCTCTTGCTCTTGCCAAGTCATAATCTTGGCGCAAGCATGTTCAAGATCAATGGCTTGCTGATACTTGACGATCTTTGGGGCAAACATCTCCACCAAGGGAAGGTTTGCTTTTACATCACCAACGCAATACTTAAGCATCTGTGGTGAATAGGTTGACCAGTCACCGTCAAGTTGTTTACCAAACTCGGATTTGTAAACACCCATCCGATAGCCCCAGGCCTCGAGACTATGTTTTCCATAACACTGAGCAGGCATATTGGCCGGGGTAGAACGAAGATCTCGATCAACCAGATCGTTATAAAAAAGCCGAGACAAAATCAATGTGTCATAGACCTTGCAACGGGGATGAAAGAAGGGGTAGATCGATCGACACGCTTCTATATCAAAGCCCAACAGGTTGTGACCCCATAACTCCTTTGCCTCCATAAGCAAAGTAAGCCCAGTAGTTATCGTTTCCCTTTGCCCAGAATCGTCAAACTCAAAGATCTCTTTTGTGTCAAGGTCCATCACCACAAGGCAGTGAATGGTTGTCAGCTTGCGTAAGAGACCATCTGTCTCACAGTCAAATAAAAGTCTCATGACCTGCTAATAAAAGAGCTTTGCGAAAGAAGGGAACAGTTAATAACTCCTCATTGGTTATTCGTGCAATCTCATCCACGTCTTTATTAAAAATAAGAAGTGTTGGAGTTTGCTTAATCTTGTATGAGTAAATAAGAGCTGGATGATTCTCTTTATATAAAACGCTAATCAAGTGTTGTCCAAGAGTTCCCTCTAAAGACTGATCAACATATTGTTTTAGATGATGGTGTTTTTGTTCATCTAGAAACAGAACCATGTGGTTGACTTTAAAAGTCTTCCGTTTCAAAAACTCCTCTTGGCTTGGATTTGCTGGTTGAAACCATTCGTCCGGTACTGGGGTTGTAAGAGAGCGAGCCCGAATGCCCAGTCGTCCCAAGGAATCGGTTCTTGATTGTATGCAGCGTTGCTTCAGGAGAACCTTTCGACACAGCCCGCTGTAGGCAGACCACAATATCCGAGAGCTGGCTGAGAGACTGCGAGCCGCGAAGGTGGCTAAGCGAAATAGCAATTTCCGCATTGTCTTCATGTCCCTGATCTCCAGAGGTACGACGTAAGTGAGAAACAAGAATTAGACCTATTTGATTTTCCTCAACAAAGCAACGTAATTTTGTCATTGCTTCATCTAGGGATTTACGTTCATCGAAACTTGCATTACCAGACATCATGATTGATATGTGATCAAGAATGATCCACTCAACATTTTTTGCCTTAACTAAGTAACGCATATCAGAAAGAATTGAGTCAACATCAACTGACCCAAAACCATCTCGTAGAAATAGTCTGCCAGACCCCACACTCTTTTCAAAAGCCTCATTAAAAGCGTCTTCATCTAGTGTGTTGTCAATATGTAAAGGCTTATTTGCCTCTACACTCATAAGGCGTAGACCAGTGCGGCGGGTGCTTTCTTCTAAGGGAATGTATCCAACAATCTTTCCTTGGTTGATAAGCGATTGTGCTTGTTCACCCAAGAATGTTGATTTTCCGCCCCCGGTCGGCCCGGTAAAAAGGACGAGTTCACCCCGACGCAAACCGCCAGTAATGGTATTGAGATCGTCGACAAACCAATCAGCATCCCTACCAATGGTTGGACGACGTAGGTCTTCCAGCAGATCTCTTCCATCAATAATTGTCTTAGGTTTGTAAGGTGCTGCGTTCCAAATAGCCTGACGAATAGCTTCTGCATCGTTAGCCATTAAGGCTTCACAAGCATCTTTGTA